GGTATCGCCGCCGATCTCGATCGTGATGCCCTGAATCCTCTTGCTTGCCATAGTCTCACCACCTTAAAACGGCTTTTCGTTTTCGTCCGGGAGCAGCGCATAATCGAAATCGTCGTTGCCGCGCTCGATCAGTATGTCGATGACCTCGCCGGTCTCTAAAAAATCCAGGTCAGGCAGTGTCAGCCCGACCTGGAGCGCTCTCAGGACAAATACCGAGACATTCAGTTGGCGCTCGGTTCGCCGTCCTCTTTTTTTTCCGTGCTGTGCTGCTTGTTCTGGAGCGCGTAGAGCTCGATGATCTTGCCGGAGGGCTCGGCGAAGTCGAAGGTCTCAAACATGTCGATCCAGTCCAGATATTCGTCGATGCTCATGGCCGCCATGACGCTGCGGTCGCCGTGTGCCTCGGCGGCCTTCTTCATTACGAAGCCCATCTGCATGGCGAAGGTGATGCCCATGGCCTGGCCTGCCTCGCTGGAGGCCGCCTTGGCCTGGAGCTCGAAGGGGTCCTCGTTGAACAACCTGCGGTAATAGTAGTTACAGCTGGACATGGCCAGCATTTCCACCTCGCGGCTGCCGATTTTGATCTTTTTGCTCGCCATTGATTAGCCTCCCTGCTGGGTGTTGGACGTCCCCTGCTGCGTGGAAGGCGGGGTGGGAACCTGCACAGCGGTGAACCAGTTGGAGAAGGCCGTCGCGTCGGTCTCCGGGGTGGTCTCGCCGTGGTCGAACCACTTGTCAAAGCCCGCCACATAGATGCCGGTGGAGGTGATGGTGGTGGTCTCCGTCTGCGGCTCCTTTGAGCCCTCATTGGTTGCGCTGCCGACGGTGGGCGCGGTGGCGGTGCAGTTGTACATGACGTAGCGCACCGGCTTGCGGTCGTTCATGGTCTCAAACAGGAGGGCAAAATGCACCTCTTCAGGGTTCATGTCCTCCAGCAGGATGCCCTTCTCATCGGCGATGTAGCCGAGGACCTGCTTTTTGAAGGCGTCGATGATGCGCGCCATTTCGAGATCACCCTGGCGGGAAGTGGGGGCGGTGTTGGAGTAGTACACGCCGTCATCGGCGTACCAGGGTTCGCCCGCGCCCTGGGGTTCCATGGACAGGTTGCGTGCGCCGGGGAAGGTGACGGGATCACCATAGGTCGCGCTGCCGTCCTCGGCGATGGTGGCGATGGCGAAGGCCACGCGCTTCAAACCGAATTTTACCTTGTTCTCATTCGCTCCGAGAGCCATTGATACACACCTCCGTGGTATAGGTCGTTTGGTACATGTGCTCATCGTCGAGCCATGTGCAGTCCTTGTCAAACGGCAGATCGTTGGCGTTCAGCACGTCCTCGATGGCCGTTTCGTGGTCGAAGTCCTTGTTGTCGGTGTACAGCTCAATCACGAGCTGCTCAATCTGGACATAGTTCCGGTCGTCGAAGGCCGGGTCATTGTTCAGCGGATACAAAAAGCAGATGAACGGCGGCCCGGACGGGCGGTTATTGTCGTCCTTGTCGAAATGATCGTAGGCGCTCGGCAGGCCGACGGACGCGATCATGTCCGCAATCTCATCATAGGTCATAGCTTGCTCTGCACCTCCCTGACAAAGGTCTCCGCGATCTCATCGGCGATGGGCGCGATATGCTCATGCGGCGGCGTCGCCGGATAGGTGCGGCCCGTGCCGTTGCGGGTGACGTGGCCGTACTCCAGCAGATGCGGGAGGGCGGGGTGGTTGTTGAAGATCACCGCGGTGGTGTACAGGCGGCCCTGGTTGACCTGGGACGTCCAGCCCTTGGAGTAGTCGCCGGTATGCGATTTGGTGGCCTGCTTGGAGGCCCTCCGCATGGCCTGTGCGCCCTTCTTGGCCGTCTGGGCGACGATCTCCGTCATATTGCCCTTGACGTCGTCCTGATACTCCTCGAGTATCTTCCGCATATCCTCGGCCAGCTTGTCGATTGCAGTTTTACGCGCCATGGATGCCCACCTTCTTTTCTGCGTAGAGCTCCATGTAATCCGTGGCGGGGTTGCGATAGGTGCGATATATGGCATAGCGCACGCCGTCATACTCGCATTCGGCCTCGCCCTGATATTCTGCGTGGAATACGTCGAAGCGGTACTCAGGCCGGAAACCGGACTGTCCGCCGCTGAAAAACTCGGCGCGGGTGACGCTGTTGACCTTGGCGAACACCTCCCGCGTGGTCTCGCCTGTTTCGCGGTATACGCCGCGGGCGTCCTTTTCGCGGGTGGTGCCAATCAGAATGATGGTGGTGTCAGTCATTTTGCACCGCCTCCCTGAACTTGCGGTCATTCAGCGCCACGCGCAGCGCCTTGGGCATGCCCTCCATGGTGTCGCGCCGACGCCACAGCCACGCCGCATACATGACGATCAGCTGGGCGTCGGCGGGGCTGGAGGCGTTGAGCGTCAGCACGCCCTCCCGGACGATGAACGACTTGGCGGAGGTGATGTATTGTCTCAGCCGCTCGTCATACGCCTGGGAGGACTGGATGCCCAGATCGACCTTGAGCATGGTCAGCAGGTTGTCCATTTACATCACCTCCGGGATGGTTAGGCGTTCGCGGTGTCGGTGGGGAAGGTCATGGTGGCGTTCGGGGTCACGCCGCTGATGCCGATGGCGGCGAAGGCCTCGGCGATGGCGGGCGCGCCGTCATAGCGCGCGGTGCCCTTGAACACGGTCTGGTCCTGCAGGAACCGCACATGCTCGGAGGACGCGAAGCGGGAACCGGCGCGCTCGGCCAGGACGTAGAGGTCGAAGTAACCGGCGATGATGACATTGTCCGGGATGAAGGACAGCACCTCGATGATGCCGCCCACCACAGGCATGACACCGTTGACGCCGGAGGCGATAGCGCCCGCCGCGTTGATGGTCAGGGCCTCGGCGACCAGCTTGGTATAGGTGGCCTCGTTCATGATCCACACCTTCTCGCCGCGGCTGTACTTGCCCTTCATCGCGCCGGAGGCGGTGACGATGCTCTGGAACAGCTTCACGCCGGTGCTGCTCGCGGCGGTGATGGAGATCACGTTGGAAGTGTGGAGATCAACCCACGGGCGCGCGGTGGCCGGATAGCCGGACGGGGCCTCGGTCTGCACCAGGCGGGATACGATGCCCTGGGGCATTTTCATGGTGGTGGAGGCGTTGCGGCCATACAGGATGGCCTTGTCCAGCGCGATGCCGATGGCCTGGGCCAGCGCGGACAGCACCTCGGCAGCCAGATCGAGGTCGCTGTCCTCGATGTTGGCGTTGCACAGCGCGAAGAAACCGCCGACCTTATAGCAATCCATTTCGAGGTCGTTGAAGCCCAGAGACAGCTCGTTCAGGTTGGCACAGCAGTCGGTCCAAATGGCCTCGGGGATGGTGCCCATGATGAGCATGCGGGCGTCGCCGTTGACGGGGCGGACGGTGACATGGCGGTACAGTTTGGAGTAATTGACGATGTTCTCACGCAGCAGGCCCAGCATGACCTCCGGGATGGTCAGGCCCACGTTGGTGATGGCGCGCTTCTCCTTGATGGCGGCGCGGACCTCGCCCAGGTAGGCCTTCACGTCGTCGCGGGCGACGAAGGCGGCCCGCTCGGCCTCGCTGAAGCGCTTGAAGAATTTCTCGGCGGCACGGTTCATAACGGTATTCGCTCCTCTCTCAGTTCCACCCGCGGGCGCACCGGCGGGCGGTTCGGTGTCCTGGGCCTCTTCCTCGGCCCTCAGTTCATCCTCCAGACCCTCGATCTCGGTCTGAAGGTCAGCGGCCTCCTTATCGTGGGCCGCCTTTTCGGCGGTGAAGGCGTCCACCAGCTCCTGCACGCTGGCGCGCTGTTCGTCGTTCTCCACCTCGTCAATGGCCTGCGTCAGCTCGGCCTCGCGGGTGGTAAACTCGGCGTCCTTGGCGCGCAGGGCCTCCATGGCCTTCTTTTTGTTGTCAATCTGCTTTCTCAGCAGCAGCGCTTTAAGTGCCATGCTTGATCCTCGCTTTCTGGTCGTTTTTCCACACGTCCAGGCGGCGGGCTTCCATGGCGTCCCGCTGTGCCTCTCGCGCGGAGATGTTGGTGGCCTCATAGGCCGGGAAGGTACACGCGGACACCTCATAGAGATTCACGTCGGTGATGGTCCAATGGACTGAGCCGTCCTCGCGGAAGTCGGTTTCCTCTGAGACGATCTCGAAGCCGAAGGAGCATTGATCCACGTCCCCGCGCTTGACGCGCTCGTACAGGTTCATAGCATCGCCGTCGTTCGGATTGATGGCGATGTCTCCCCAGAGTCCGCGCGCGTCCTCTTTGAGCTCCAGCGTGCCCGCCTTCGTTCTGCCGAGGACCAGCGTCGTGTCGTGGTTGACCAATGCCCGGACGTCACCGCCCGGAAGTGTCCGGGAAAAAGCGCCGGGGGCGATGCTCTCAGTCATGCCAGGCGCGATTTCGTAATTGGAATTGAAAACGGCGAAATAACCAGCGATGTGCGGTTTGTCGCCATCCTCACGGGTGGCGAAGTTCGTCGCCACGGTCCTGATCTGTCGCGTTGCGCGTTCCATCAGATCTCCTCCTTACCGGGCAGCGTTCAGCGTTCGGATTGAGCGCCCACCAGCCCTTGCACTGTTTGTAATACTGATTGCCGCACAGGTCCTTCGCGGCGTCGCAGTATATCCGCATTTCTGCGATATACCGCGCGTGCGGACATGTCAAAACCGGCCTCATGTGTTGCCCACCAGCTTGCTCTGCTGCCCCGCCATGTCGCCGGGGATGTAGTTTTCGAGGACGCGGAACTCGGTCAGGCCTGCCGGGGCCATGTGCATGCGGTCACGCCATTCATCACCATTCACGAAGCCGCGATCCGAACCGGCCAGCAGCACGTCGGAGATGGCCTTCATGTCGTAGTCGATCAAAGACCAATAATTGAATTGGAGATACCACCGCGGCGACGTAATCAGCGCGCGGGTCATCTCCTGGGCGATGTTCTGAGAGATCACCCGGACCTTGGTCTGTATAAAGGTGTTCCACTCTTCCCGGTTGTAGCTCCCCACGCCCAGCAGGAACGCGGGCACACCCACCACGGCGGCGACGGTCTTTTTGTCCAGCTCCACGGTGTCCTTGATTGCCAGGTCCGCAAGGGTCAGGGGCTTGACCTGCTGGACATCCATCTGGTCCAGCGGCAGCAGCCACGGCTCGCCGTCCTTCGCGGTCTTGACGTACTGCTCCAGGAACCTCGAGCGCCCATCCGGGCTAGACAGAAACTCGTCGTTGGTCGCCGCCTTGATGATGATAGACGGCTTCCACTCCGTGCTCATGTAGGCGTTTTCTGTGCGCTGCGCCTGCTTGAGGTTGTTGGCGATGTCCCTGAGCGTTACCGTCACGCCCTGCCCGCGCCATAGATAGGTCGGGTCCGGGTTATAGGCGATGTGCATCACGTTCGCCGGGTCGCGGGCCACGCCGTCGATCAGGACGCGGTATTCGCGGTAGCTGTTGGCCACCGGCATAAGCTGCACCCGGCTCGCCGCGATGGGCTCCAGGCTTCGCAGTATACCCTCGTAGGTGTGCGGGATGACGATGCTGTTGCCCTTGCCATACAGCAGCAGGTTCATAACGATGGCCGTCATCCATTGCGCCCTGGTCATGTTGCCGTTGGGTGTGATGTCGATCATCCGGGACAGCTCGTTGACGATTCGGACGTCGCCCTGCTCTGTGTTGCTCATCAGGTAAATGGTCATGCTGCCGATCAACTCCGCGATGCGCAGGCAGGCGGTCTGAATCTCCGGGTTGTCGCTCAGGCGGGTGTAGCCGGACACGCACAGATCGGCGTCGGACAGCCACAGCGCGACGGGGTTCAGCTTTTGAGACTCACAGGCGCGGGTCTGTCGCCGTTTGCGTTTGCTCAAGGTCTATCACCTCACCATGTCCATTGTTTCTTATTGCTCTCTTCAAGCATTCGGATGCACGCAAAAACCGAAGCATCGAACAGGTCGATTCGATGCTCCGGCTCGGTCTTTTCGTATTGGATCAGGTCGTCCGCCTTTTCGATGGCCTTGACGTTTGCCACGCAATACTCATATGCCTCAGAGTGCAGATAGTACAGCGTGCCGTCCTTCGCGGCCTTTTCGATGTGGCGGAAACCCTTTGATTTTAGGATATACAGCTGTGGCTGGTCCACGACCTTGAAGCCCGCGCGCTGCATCAGGGGGATGTACTCCTCACCGGCGAACTTTCGATCATGGCCAACGGCCTTGATCTTGAAGCCCATCTTGCGCATAGTAACGAACCATTGGACAATATCGCCATAATTGACGGTGGGGGAGTTGCACATGGTCAGCCAGCCGTCATCCTGCCAGCCGTACAGCGGTATATCGTCGTCCTCGGCCTTGCGGGCAGCCTCCGGCAGGGGAAAGAAAGCGTGGGTGATGCAGATGTCCACGCCGTTATACTGACCATACAGCGCTGCGGCGGTCAAGTCATGCACGCGGGAGAGGTCCGCGCCGCCATACCAGTTGACCGGCAGCCGCGCCAGCTCCTCCAGCGTCCAGTTATAGGCCGCGTCGCTCCGCTGAAACTGCGCGATGTCGAAGTAGGCATTCATGGCCGTGGTGTAGATGTCCAGCTCGCGGCTCAGAAAATCCTTGCGCTGCTGCGGGTCGTTCTGGGCCTGCCGGGCGGCGTTTATCAGGTCCTCCGGGCGCTTGGTGACGCCGTAGGACGGATTGGCCTTCATGTGCTGCTCCGGGTTGGTATAATCTACGTTGCCGTTTTCATCCTTGTCAGCGCGGGCCACGAAGGCGAAGAAAGCGTCATCCTTGATCTGACCCGTCGCCACCTTCACGGCGTACTCCTGCCGGTTGTAGCCGAAGGAGTTGATGTTGTCGCCGGCCGTGGTGATGCCGATCATCAGCTTGTTGGTATAGGCGCTTTGGGCCTCCTTGAAACGGTTGTATTGAGACGGGCGCTTGTAGGCCGCCACCTCGTCGGCGATGGCGAAGTTGCAGTTAAAGGAGTCCTGCGAATCCGGGTTTGACGGCATGGCCACGATCTCGATCTTGCCGTCCGGCGTGCCGTCTGGCTTTTTGAACGTGTACTTGATCGAGTGCTCGAAGCTGTTGTCCCGGATTTCAAACAGCTTATCGATCTTCTTATACTGAAGCGAGAAGGTCAGGAAGTGGAACGCTTGCAAGGTCTGTTTGAGCGCTGCCGCCACGATGTAGCACACCGAGCCGGAATGCCGCTGGATGATGGCAACCGCCCAGGCCAGCCCCGCGATGAACGAGGTTTTTCCGTTCTTTCTGGCCACCTCGATAAACGCCTCATTGTACCGCCGCCGCTCCGTCCCCTTGTAGTAGAACCCCAGCAGATTGAAGGTAATGAACACCTCCCACGGCTCCAATATAAAAGGCCGCCCCAGCAGGGGCCGCCCCTCTATATCTTCGCCCTGGGCGTGAACCAGGGTGGTCTGCATGATGTTGATAGCGAGATCGGGTTCATGGTCCCGCAGTTCTATGTCGTCGCGCTTCAGATCATCCAGGAACCGCCGACAGGCCGCCACCACCTCCGCGCCGATGGTGATGCGCCCGGTCACCACGTCCTCGGCGTACTTGACCGCCACCGCCCTGAATCGCTTAGCCATCCGTCATCAGCTGCTCAAGTAGTTTTTCCAGCCCGCCCTGGCTCTTGGTCTGCGCTGCTTCGAGGTTGAGGCGCTTGTAACCGGCGGGCGTCAGGCCGAGGTCGCGCCAGTAGGCCAGCGCGTCGCGGTTGAGGTCCTGCCACAGCTTCAGCACCGGGTTTATCACCTGGTTTACCGCGCCGCGGTCGCTTGTGCGCTGTATTGTGGCGTGACTGCCCTCAGCCTTGAATTGTTCATAGGCTTCATCACGGCGCTCGAGCAGGTCGGCGAGGGTACAAACTGCGCCGGAGTATGAGGCGTCATAGGTGCCCAGCGCCTTGCATTGTTGGACGATTTTCCGTTTCCATTGGGATGCTGTCATGACGCTCTCACCTCCTATCTATAATCCTCTATAGACCCTTGCTGACCTTGGGGGAATCTTCCGCGGAATCTCCCCGCGTATATAAATGATTGCCCCCCGCCGGTCCCGGGTGGCCGGGATTAATCGTCACACCCCGGGGGCCCTACGCGCGCGAATACGCTACCTGTACCACTCCGGCACCTCCACGCCATTCTTGCGCGCCACGCGCCTGAGCAGCTCCGCGCCCTTGTCGGTCAGCCGGTTGGTATTCCTGTCGTGCATCTCATCATGCTTCGCCGCCGACAGGCTCACCAGGTTCCACAGCGCCCACTGATACTGTGGGAACTCATCCCGCGGGAATACATGGTGCACGGTGTCCGCGCTGACCCGCCTGCCGTAGCGCTTCGCCTCCTGGCACAGATACCCGTCCCGCGCCAGCGCCGCGGCCCGAATGCGCTCCCACCGCGCGGACTTGTAAAACGGGTCCGGCTTCTTCGCGTACTTCATAGCACGACGCACGGGACGTCATTGTGAAAACAATACATCCGCAGATGCTCCAGCCTCTCGGCCGCCGCGTCCGGGTCGTCCATCTCCCGCACCACATACCGCGTCTGACAGATCACCACCCGGTCGGGATTGATCCGCGCGACCTCCCTCAGCCTCGGCGCCGTGCGTATGACATACACCTCATCGGTGTAGCGCTCCGCGTTGTCCAGCCACCCGAACAGCATATCGTTGGCCATGTGCCGCGCCGCCTCGTGATATTCCTCGTGCGGCATCCGCAGCCGGAAGGCCGAGGCGATGGCGTCCATGTCATAGGCCAGCGCGCCGTCGGTCAGATGCTCCTTGACGTATGTACTCTTGCCGCACCCGCGCAGCCCGCACACCAGCGTAATCCTCATACTCTGCTCCTGTCTGATAATAGTCCGCCTTTGATCGTCCCGGCTGGTGCTCGGTAGCATTGCTCCGGCTGGTGCTCGGTGACGACAGGCGGACGCCCATGGGAAGGGAATGACTGGAGGACCCATGCGGCCCGGCTTATAGCCTGGAGGTTGTTCCCGTGAAACGCAAAGACCGCCGGTTGCCCAGCGGTCTACGGTAACAGTATAGCACGTTTTATGTGCATTGTGTTGACCCAAATTCACGGTCTGAATGGCGTCTCCGCCGTGATCCTCTTGTCCTTCCGGAAATGCTCCCGCGCGTACCGCTCGCAGTCCGCAACGGTGGGCTTCGCCGCGAAGGCGTCCACCCGAGAGCCCCAGCCGCCGAAGTAGTTGCCGCTGTCGATGCTGTCGTAATAGGTGCACCAGCCATAACGGTCCTTCTCGCTGTCCCGCTTGAAGCGGATCTTCCTCGGCTTCGCGGTGATGAACAGTACCGGCGCGGCGGTGTCCCATGAGTTGGTGATGGCGCTGCACTCGATGGTCCAGGCCACCACGTCCTTCCTGCACGCCTCATAGGGCAGCCGCTCGGTCTCGTACTGGTCCATCATCTGGAATATGCTGATCTGTCCGTCCATCCCGCTCACCTCACATCACCAGCCCCACCAGCCAGTAAACCCCGACCACACACCCGGTCACGATCAGGGCGGCGAAGGCCATTGTCACGATACCGACCAGCACAAGCATCAGTCTTTCCATGTTATTCCTCCTTCGGCTCCCACGCCTCAAAATCCCCGGATGCGCACTCCGATTCCAGGTTGATCCTGCAATTGTTGTATCCCCCGCCGAGGTCATACCGGCAGGTCTCGCAGCGCTTTTCCATCATTCCCATCCTCCGTTTCTCATTTCTCGCAGCACCCAGAAGAACTTCCGCCGCATGGCGTAAAACTGCCGCTCCCCGATAGGCGGGCGCTCCCTTGCAAGCACGGCCTGCACGCCGCCGCGCCGGGTGACGGCCAGGATCATGACGCCCGCCATGTCTCCCGCCGCCACCCTCGCGGCCGCCTCGATCATCCGAACGTCCCGCAGCAGCTTGTCCCGCCGGGCCGCCGTGGCCGCCACGGGGTCGGAGGTCTTGCCGCCCCTGGGCATGAACGCGCCGAACTCCTTCCCGCCCTTGTGCCAGGTCTCCGGCGTGGGCGTGGACAGCCTGAGGGTCAGCAGCGCGTCGGCGTCCCGCTTCTTCTGGTCATATTGCAGGCAGAAGTAACACAGCTCCTTGTACTCCTCCCAGCTGATGCCCCACTGGTCAAGCCGTATCGGTCGCGTCGATGCCATGTCATGCTCCTTCATTTCTCGCCCAGCTCCCGGACGATCCTCTTCTCCCGCTCGCTCAATTCCCATACATGTGCCGCCGCACGCTCAGCCGCCGCACGCTCAGCCGCCGCACGCTCAGCCGCCGCACGCTCAGACAGCAGCAGCCCGCACCCGTATACCGCCTTGCCATGCCGCCGCTGCATGTCCAGCGCCGCGATCTGCACGCAGTCTGAGGCCTTGACGGCGTAGTCAATGCCGTATTTCGAGTATCGGTTCAGCATCGCCGCCGTGCAAACCTCGTCGGGATAGGTGTATTTCGGCAGCTCCTTGGTCTTCTCCCGGATATTCGCCTTGTTCGCCGCGTCAATCGCCGCATAGAGCGCCGGCGCCGTCCGCGCCCGGTGCACGGTGTCCAGGTTGGTTACAAAAGACGTGTTGATGTCCGCGCCGTTGTCATAGGTGATATTAATGCCGGTACAAACGCAGCACGATGTCACGCCGCGAGAGGACATGGCCGTCAGCCCCGGCGCGAACAAGAAGAAGCGCACGCCTTTGGTCAGATAGAACCGCTGTATGGGCGTGATGATCGAAAAGGGCGGATTGTCCACCACCACGCACCCCGGCGGATAGTCGAAGTGTTCATAGTCGCCGCCGGGCCAGAAGGGGCGCACGAACGACGCCCGCTCCAGCCCGTACTCGCCGGCCACCCAGTCGGCCACGGCCTCATAGATGTTCTCCGGCGTGTAACAGTCGTCTGTGGTCTTCGCCGGGATGAACTTGTCTGTAAACGCCTTGTAGTTGCTGCCGTCGTCGAACATTGTCACCTGTCCGTAAAGCTCAGCCATGTCATGCTCCTCCGCGCAGCGTATACCGCGCATATCTCGTCTTCTCGCAGTAACGGTTCACGGCGGTTTCCAGCTCCATGCCGATGTCGTAGCCCATGCGCTTGAGGTCGTGGATGCGCGCCCCCAGGCGCATACAGCCGAATTCCTTGTAGGCCTCCGCCGGTGTAATGCTGCCGTAGTCCTTCAGGTGCCTCAGTACCTTTTCGCTTTGCGTCATGATTCTCGGCCTCCCTCTCTTCCTCGGCTCCGGGCGCTGAACGTCCGCCGGGATGATCCACACATCGCCCAGCTTCTTGCCGGGGATGTAGCCGCGCCGCAGCATGTGACCGATCTGTGCGGGCGTAACGCCCCAGCGCGCCGCCAGCTCCTCGGTGGTGATCCATTTCAGCGATGTCAGCGGGCGCTTGATCTTCACGGGCATTTCTCGCTCACCTCCACCGTAAACACCCGCCCGGCGTGGGCGCGTATCGGCATACGCTCAAACCCGCCGAATGTGTTGTATCTCAGCTCCACGCCCTTGCCCTCCCGCCGGGCGACCACCTCACACATGAGGTGTGTGGGGTAGCCGTAGCGGTCGTGGCCGTGCACTGTGACCCTGCTGCCGATGGGCAGCGCCCGGACCTCTTTGGCGGTGATCTCCCTGGTCATGTCGTCCTCCTACTCCACCCATAGCCTGTCCGGCAGCTGATACAGCATCTTGTCCAGCTTCGGCAGGCTCTCGCTCATGAAGTTGTACTTGAAACCCTTCGATTCGCTCTCAGCCTTGTCGTACAGCGCCTCGATGCCCTTGACCACGGTCAGCATCTCCTCGTGCCTGCCCTTGAGGATGTTGATGGAGGCGCTCAGCCCGTCATACCGCGCCCGCAGGCTCATGTACTGCCGGGCGATCTCCATGCACAGCCCCGCCATGTCGATCAGCTGATCTTTGGTCAGCCGCTTCAATCGCTCTTTGGCCTGTCGCCGGGTGTAGTCGTCCAACCCCGGCTCGATGCCGTAGTAGTCGTGCTCCTCGATGTCGTAGCCTATCAGATCGTCGGTGTAGTCGATAGCCGGGAAGAACAGGTCGAACAGCTGCGGCGGGTCGTCGTACTTATCCGAGTCCGGCGTGTAGAAGTACACCTCCTGCGCCCGCTGCAGCTCGTCCATGTCGTCGTACATCTGCTCGATCTCCCCGGCCAGGCTGGAAAACGCCACCTGAAACTCGAAGGTCAGGCTCTCCTCGTCGTCCCCGAATGTCTCCGACAGGGCGTCATATGCGCCGTCCATCCACTGGGCGCTCCCGATGTCCTCCAGCATCTCGCTCAGGTCCTCCCGGATGCTCCACCAGTTCAGGCTCTTGCACGCGGGGCGCTTGTATCTCAGCTTCTTCGCCCGCTCCGCCCGGGCCTCGGCGGCGGTCATGGTCTTGTCCATCGTCGTCCCCTCCCATCAAAACGGTAAATCGTCGTCGTCCACCTCGGTGAACGCATTCGGGTCCGGCTCCCGTCCTGGCGGCGGCGTCGGGCCGGGGTCGGCGTTCGGGGCCTTGCCCAGCCCCTCCACGCTGTCGGCGATGATCTCTGTGACGTAGCGCTTCGAGCCGTCCTGGGCGTCATAGCTCCGGGTCTGGATGCTGCCCTCCACGGCCACCAGGCGGCCCTTGGACAGGTAGCGGTTGCAGAAATCGGCGGTGGCGCGCCAGGCGACCACGGTCAGAAAGTCCGCCTCCCGCACGCCCTGGGCGTTGGCAAATCGCCGCTGCACCGCCAGGCGGAAGGTCGATTGACTGATGCCGCTCTGGGTGGTGCGGGCCTCGGGATCATTTGCGAGGTGGCCCGTGAGTAAAACCTTATTCATCGCCCAGCTCCTCCTCCATGTATTTCGCCCCGGCCAGCCGCTCGGCCAGCTTCCCCAGCTTCTCGGCCTTCTTCAGGGTCAGATATTCCTCGTACTTGTCGCCGAGGATGATCTTGACCTGCTCCAGCATGATCTCCACGTCGGCGATCTCCTCGGCGATGTTGCCGACCACGGCTTCGCCCTCGGCCCACCGCGCCAGCGCCTGGATCAGCTCGCCCAGCTCCTCCATGGCCTTGATGAGCTGGTTCAGCCTGCCGTAGTGCTTGACGGCCTGCTCGTAAATCTCAAATTCATTCATCATCGTCGTCCTCCATGGCGCCCAGCCTTTTCACGATCCGCCGCATTCTTTCCCGGCGTCTGACGGCTTCCGCCATCTGTCGTCCTTCTGACATGCCACGGGCAGCGCACGCCGCGGCGATCAGGTAATCGTCGTCCGCAATGATGTCCGCCAGCATTATAAGGCTCATTTCATTGATGGCGGTCTTGTGCCCGTCCTCCTGGTCCGCGATGATGCAGAAGCGGTCGCACTCGATGCCCATCCGGTACTCCGCCCGCAGCTCCTCTGCCGGGTCCAGCGCCTCGACCTTGATTCTGTACTTTGCCATGTGTTTATCCTCCCTTTCGCTTATGGATTCAGTTTGCACTCCGCGTAAAACCGCGCCAGCCGGTCCATGCTCGCGGCCTTGGCCTGGTAGCTGTCCCGCTTCTTGACGTAATACCGGTACAGCGCGTCTCTGACCTCCTGCTCGTCGAACAGGAACCCCGGCATGCGCTGCAAGGGCTGTATACCCCGCAGGGCCTCGCACAGTATGGTGTAATCGACGTTGAACCGCCGCGCCCAGTCCTTTCGCGTCATCTTGCGCGCCATGCTCACACCCCCAGCGCCCAGCGGTTCAGCCGTTCAAAGCCCCGCGCGAAGGCCGCGCCCATCAGGCACGCCATGCCGATCATACCCCAGACGACCCGCCAGGGCAGGGTGCTCTCCGGGTTGTCGCCGTACATCCGCCGGGCGCTCTTGATGCAGGCGGCATAATAGCCCTTGGTTCTGCCACCGCACACGCCGTAGAGGTATTCGTGCAGCTCCTTCGCCGGGTTTACCGCCTCCGCGGGAACCATGGCGGCCACGATGGCGCCCGTGATCTCCGGGTCGCCGTAGGTCTTTATGACCAATCCCTTTTTCATCGTCCTTGTCTCTCCTCCTGTGTCATTCCGTGGGTCGGCTCTGTGATCTCGGCCCAATGGGTGATCTGATTGTCGCCCGCCGCCAGGCTGTGCACCAGCATGGACGTGCGGGGTTTTTTGTCGACGTAGTACACGTCCGGCCGAAGTCTGACCCCCGTCCACGACCAGTAGATCGGGCTCTCCGGGTCGTCGGTGACGTGCAGCCGCACGCCGATGGCATATGGCGCGTACTCCTCCAGCCGGTAGCGGTGCCGCACCAGCACCGGCACGCCGATGGGCGGCAGCCGGTCGCTCGCCTTGATCCACTCGATCATCCTGTGCCCTCCCCGTACTTGCTCAGATCGACAAAGAAATCATCACCGAAGTCCTCATCGCGGTATTCCCGCTGGGCGTAGTCCTGCGAGGGCGCCGCCCGCGCCTGGCTGAACTGGCCGTCACGGGCCCGCCAGGCGCGCACCATGGCCCGCCAGTCCACGATGGGCGAACCGCCTGCCCGCCAGCCCCGGGCCGCATAGTAGGCCACGAAGCCCTCCGCGTTGAAGCCGGTGTAGCCGATGGCCTCGGCGTATTCCTTCGCCGCTTGGGCGGTCGGCGGGTCTTCCTGCGCGCGCGCCTCACTCTCGTTTACATCTGGGTTTACCATCTGGGGTTTATTATCTGGTAATGGTCTGACATTTTCGCTATTTGCATTTGACATTTCCGCCATATGCAAATCGCGGTTTTGTAAAATGCAATACCCCACTTTTGTCACGGCATACCAGAGTGTGCGGTCCCGATTATCGTCGTTGAAGCACCCCACGGCGATCAGACCATCCTCCACCAGCTTGTCCAGCGCCGTCTTGATCTGCCGCTCGCTGAGGTAGGGGAACAGCTCGGCGAAGGCCTTGCGGCTGTTGTACGTCCAAAACAGCCCGTCATGCTCGTTTCTGCCGTTGGCGCGGTTGTGCTCGCACCAGTAGTAGATATTCTGGAAGATGATGGCGGCGTTGACGCCATACCTCCGGGCGATCTCCACGTCAAAGCTGTGTGTCATAGCGTTTTACTCCACCTCACCTTCATTTCGTCAATCGGCATTTCGATTTGGTAATCGTACCGCTTTCCAGTCCAATGTGTACCCCCAGCAGGTCCGTCACAAATCCAATTTGAAGCCTTTAGACTTGTACCTGGCTCACTCATGCGTGTATATGTGATTATCCGCTTATAGCCCAGCGCTTTCGCCGCTCTGATGGCTGCCCCGTAAAGCATTGATGGAGCGTTTCGGGTGCCATCAGTACAACACCGATTTACTTCCAACGTTAACCCATCATCAAGATAACGTCCAACGGGCCGACCTACCATGCACACCCCGCAAAGTCTATCTCCGTCATAACAGGCGATTGAAAACTTGTGCCCGGCTGGTGGCTTGTTATGCCTGTGATTTAATCGTACATATTCTCGCGCGGTTGCAAAATCACATGGTCGTATCTCAAGCATTTTTTACACCCTTCTTTGCACGTTTAGTCTTGAGTCCGTAGATTTTGCAGATGGTCTTGTCGGCGATTACGCCGCCGGTGAGGTGGTAGCGCTTGAGGAAGGCTTGAAGCCCCATGATGTGGATTTCGGTGTGGTGCTCCCGGCAGAGGGACATGACCTCCAGCCCCTCATGGATGATCTCCTCCCGGTTGCGCCCCATGCCCACGGTGTCGATGTGGTGGAGATCGGCGCGCCTGCCGCAGACCGGACACTTTTTGTGGATCACGCATTGATACACATAATCCTCGATGTCGTCCACGAACTCCAGCATGGGCTTTCGCGTCGGCACGTCGTTGGCGACGATGAACCGGGCGAGGTAGCTTTGGAAGGCCGCCACCACACTCATGCGGGCGTTGGCCAGCGAAAACAGCTCCATGTCCTCCTCCATGCGGGCGATGAAATCCAGCTTGAAGTGGTCCTTTAGGGCGTCCAGTTCCTCGCCCGACCATTCCGCGATGGCGTTGAGCATGGCATAACAGCATCGCCTTTGACGATCCGACAGGGGCCGGGAATCAATGGGGATGACGTCCACCTCCTGATATTCCCGCCGGTCCATGGTGGCGAAGTCGTCATAGGGCGCCCGGATCAGCAGCTCCCGCCGCCGTTCGTCATACCCCACGATGCGCCCCCGGATGCGTTCAACGAGCTTCGCCATTTTGCTGCCTCATGATCTTGTTGTACATGGTCGCGCACTGGTTGGCCGTCATGGTGCCCCAGTCCTCGCCGTACATCTTGTTGCAGGCCGCCAGCTGCTCTAAGTTGATGACGTCCCGCAGCATCTTCTTCTGCTCGGGCGTCGCCAGCTTGGCGCTGCCGGTGTTGGCGGGCTTGGGCTGGGCCTTCTGTGCGGGCTGTACAGGCTTCTGCGCGGGCTTCGGTGTCCTGTCGATGGGCGTGTCCGCGATGCGCTCTCCCTCGTCCAGCTCGTCGGCGGCGAACTGCGTGCCGTAGCCCAGCATGGCCAGCGCACGCCCCACGGCCTTGGTCTCGGCCTTCTCCAGAAAGTCAGTGAAGTCCTTGCGGCACTCGCTGCCGTGGCCGCTGCTCTTGAGCACGCCGCTCTCGTCGCAGATCAGCGCCTTGAAGATGGCGTGCTGGTCGTCGTACTCCAGCGGCGTGGTGTCGATGGACCAGTCAGGATGCTCCTCGCGGAACCACACCAGCCGCCACGCCACCTGAAGGTAATCCTTGCCCTTGAGGCTCATCATGTGCTGATTGGGGTCAAATGCCATTGCGTTTCGCCTCCTCATGGGCGTCTAAATCTGTGTATCGAATATGTCGTCGATGGGTGACCACCGCTGAGATGTCCTCCATGGCCTCGGAGATGGCCGCCAGTTTCATCGGGTGCTCGCCATCATTATGAGGCTTGCAAATCCCCGGCGGCCTGTGGTATAATGTCATTGGGTGCAGATTCATCGTCGCATCCCCTTCCTGTTCTCCCGCCGGTCTCGTCCACCGGCGGGCTTTTTGCTTGTGAGGCGGGGGCGCATTGCCTTATCCACACAACAGCGCGCCCCCTGTGATATTTTGTCGCCCGAAATCCTGTCTACGTCATAGCATCCCTCCTGTCCTCGTCGGTCCTGCGTGTCTGCTGTCGTGTTGGTATCCATACCGCTCTACTGCCTGCGCGGGCGGATGATGATGTGTAGTCGTGTGATGCTAAATGCCTTGTGGACAGCCGCCCGCGCATTTGGTGGGGCGTGGAGGTGCTGACCCTCCATCACAAACCGTCCGCCCCATGGCCGGGTCGCCCCCGGCTCAGTTTTTCTTGAATCCGCGCTTGTTCTCCATCTTCGCCATGCCGCGCTCCTCGCCGATCAGGTAGCCCAGATAACCGGCCATGAGCTCCACGGCGATCACCATCCAAACACCCATGTTCAATCCTCCCTCAGTATGTACCGCGCCACGCAGAAGGGCTCCCGGTCGGGCTTGCCGCGAAACGCCTCCTTGCGATAGGCCCGCATCAGGCAGCAGCGCCCATCCGGTGACGGCACGGTGTAGTCGATATAACAAAGACTTGATTCCATGCGGTAGTGGCCGCCATCGATGTGCTCAATGGGCCACGCGTGGTTATAGATGTTCTTGATGGCCGCCAGAAGCACCGCGGGCAGTTTGCGATACCTGGGCGGCATGTTGCCCTTGATGGGGTTCACCTTCACGGTCTTGACGCTGTCGTCCAGCCTCATGTCGCCGCCTCCATTTCCCGGATCAGCGCCCGCACCTCGGCGGCGTCCCTGGCGGCCTGTTGCTCGGTGATCTGCATGACCACGCCCGCCAGCTCCATCACCATGTCGCCCAGGGTGTCGGCGATGTTGTCCTCACCGGCCCCCCGTGCGTAGTGGATGGCGTCGGTCAGGTGGTCGATGGCGAACAGCAGATTTTCCCGCCGCTCATGCAATGATGCCATCATATCACCTCTTGCACATCCGTCAGTTTGTCCAGGTCGATGCAGAATGGGCCGGGACAATATACCGCGTCGAACATGCCGTCCTTCCAGATCATGACGAACTCGTCCTTGACATCCTCGCCGATAAACCCGCCATCGACCATGGTTCGGAACATCGTCTCCATAACGGCCTCATCATCTTCATCTCTCCAGGTGTGCAGATGATAACAAGATCGGCTGTCATAGTCCCACAGCCCGAATATCAAGCGATGTCCGTCAATCGGCCAGCCCGTATTTTGAACCGTGCCGATATACAGTTTAAAGGAAAATCTCGTTTTCATCGCGCCCTCCTATCTGAACTGGATGCCGGTGGTCTGGTTCATCATCACGCCGTCCACGATCTCGCCGGTCTCCTTGAAGGCTGCGAGGATGGCCCGCTTGTCGATCTTGTCCGGCTGGGGCACATGGTACTCGGCGGGCACCGCGTCCACGTCCACCACGTCCACGCTCCACGGGTTCGTCCGCACGCTCCACGCGCCGATGGACGTATGGAGCTTGGTGGCGCCCACCCGCTGCATGGCGCTCAGGAGCTGCGCCTTGAGGCGTTCCACGGCGGCGTCCGCGGCCCTGGCCTTGTCGGTCAGGCGCTTGGCCTCGTCCTTCAGCGCGTCCCGCTGGGCGGTCAGATTGCGCAGCACGCGGGCGTAGGCCTCGCCCTTGTCGCCGATGTCGTCCTGGAGGGCGTCGATCATGTCCAGCACCTCAGCCCTGCGCTCGTCGTCCTCGGCGGCCTCGTACTCCGCCAGCAGCGCCGTGTATTCGGTGGTCAGCTCATACAGATTCATCGTCTTTCTCCTTTCTCGTCCTTCCCAGCATCCTGTCCCAATCGTTGGTGTAATAGGTCTGGCCGTCAGGGAACGCGGTGACGTCGATGCGGTTGTCGCCGGTGAAAACGCTCACCGTGCCGTCCTTGCTGATGGCCACGTTAACGTTGAAGTCGCCCGGCTCCATGTCGTGGCAGACCTCGCCCAGCACCTTGGCCAGCTCGATCAGCTTGTCCTCCTGCGCGTGCCGCGCCTCAAAATCCTGATACGTCATTGCGTCCCTCCATGTAGGCGATAAACCCCGCCTTGGGTATCTTCACGCGGCTGCCGATGCAGACCGTGGGGAAGCCCAGCCCCTCCGGGCATTGCCGCGCCCACACCCGGATGCTCTGGCCGTCCGTGCCCAGTACCGCCGCCACCTCGCGGGGGATCAGGTACTCCCGGGGGATGGCCTTGATGTCGTCCAGCGTCATGTCGCGTCCCTCCCTTGTGCACGTCCATCCGTGCGTGCTATAATCACCCCGAAGGGGGTGCAAACCATGAAACCCATAAGCAAGCGCGTGGAGCGCCTGTACATGTCCGCCCTGGTCAGATATGCCCGGACGAACGGTGAACCCATCGACATCCGCCTGGA